TCTCCGGTCCAACAGTCAGTCAGTGCGGAACCCAGTGCGGCTGGGGCGGCTAACGGACAGCTTGCGGAACCCAGTGCGGCTGGGGCGAAGCGTTGGAAACCTGTTCCCTACTCGGTTTTGAGGGCGAGACCCAAGAAGCCGATGCTCTTTTCCGGGCTTCTCGGAGAGGGCGACAACGCCATGATCTTCGGCAAACCAAAGGAGGGCAAGACCTTCGTGGTCGTAGACCTTCTCCTTACCGCTGTGTGCGGTGGAACGTTTGCCGGGGTGTTCGATGCGGCTCGTCCGTTGACGGTCGCTTATTTTACGAACGAGGGTCTAGGAAGCCTGCACGAACGATTGAGGGCGTGCCAGGACTTCAACGCGATACCGTTCGAGGATATTGAAAGTCGGCTCCTTGTGTTCGAGGACGTCCCGCAGCTCTACTCTCAGGAAGGGTCGGACACGTTCCGCGCCTTTGCCGACGAGTGGGACGGCCCAGCCATCGACATTGCGGTCATCGACACGCTGAACAAGGCGACCTTGGGCGCGGACGAGAACAGCAACTCGGACGCGGCGCAGGTCTCGAAATCCTTGCTCTACGTTCGTCGAAAGCTTGGATGCTCGACGGTCCTCGTCCACCACTCCAACAAGGACGGGTCATCCGTCCGAGGTGCGAGCGCATACGACGGAGATCTCGATGTCCAGCTAAAGGTTGAAAGGATGGCTCCGGGTGCGTCCCAGCGAGTCCTATCCCTGACGTTCGCCAAAGACCTTTCGGGGTTCGAGGATAGAGCGTTCAGCCTGAAGCCGGTCAACGATTCGGCGGCTGTCGCCTGGAGCGGTACCCCCGAGCTTTCGAGCCGACAAGAGGCCATCGTTCAGATCGAGGTCCTCATGCGGACCCATCCCGACAAGGAGTGGTGGACGCTTGGACAAATCCACGATCTTCTACCGGAACTCAAGCGGGACACGATCCGGAAGGCGTGCGCCAACGAGGTCACGAAGAAGGCGACGGAAGGCCAGATTCTCGATGCTCAGATCGACGCCGAAGGGACTCGGCTTGCGGTCTATCGAAGCCGACATCTTTGGAGGAATTCCTGATGGCGATCTACACGCGGAACGGGGCGCGGAACGGGCGCGGAACGCGCGGAACGGAGATTTCCGGGAGTGCGGAACGGGGCGCGGAACGGGCGCGGAACGAACCGGATTTGAACCGGATCGAGGCGCGGAACGGCGCGGAACGGAACAAAACCGGGAATGCGGATCGCCGGGGTGGGTATGAAACCCCTTTAGGGGTTTCTACCCCGCGCGCATCCACGCGCGAGGGACTTTCCGGGCTTGACCTAGCAAAGGCGGGTCAGATGGTCGCAATCCTCGACCGGATCGAAAGTGCTGGCGTTGAAGTGCAGGCGGCGAGGGATGCCCTCAAAGCGGCGATGTTCGGCGAGCACAACCCGAAGGACGTGCTAGCCGAACTGCTCACGGTCTCGGATGCTTGCCGTGGGATCAGGACGTTTTCCGGTGCTCCGCTGGCGAAGATCGCTCGGCGTGAATTCCCGGATGCTCAATCGGAGGTGGCTTGAATGGCTTCGATCGCATTCGCTCGGCATCTGCTCGTCCTCGCGGGTCGGCAGTGGCAAAACCGGAATCTTCGCGTAGTGAAACGGGCACCGCGGCAACAGTTCGAGAACGCCCACGGGGACGCTCGGGTCTGGGGCGTCGGATCGGTCACGGTGCCGGATTTCCGGTATTCGGGACCGTCTAACCGGATGGTCGAGGACGATCCGCACCAGGCGTGTTACGCCGTTTGCGAGGTGGACCGACTGCTCAGTGCCAACCCTCAGTGGGGCGGCTGCTTCGTCCACATTTACGGTCGCGAGCTTTATCCCGGACGGTTCCGGCACGAGGAATCCGAGATGGCGAAGGCATTAGCCGAACAACTCGGGGAGGTCGAGGAAGAGCGAACGATCGTCGCCGAATCGGTGCGCGAATGGCGTTTGCGCCGGATGCGTGAGCGGCGGGATTACGACGCATCCCGGAAACGCGCCGAATACGCGAAAGCGAGGGATGCGGCATGACGTTCGGGTCCATGTTCTCCGGCGTCGGAGGTGCCGACCTCGGACTTATCCGCGCAGGGATGACGCCTCTTTGGCACTGCGAGTGGGACCGTCAGGCGTCGGACGTTCTACGGTTCCACCATCCCGAAATCGTCAACTTTGGGGACGTGCAGACGTTTCCTTCTTCCACCGTCGAGGTTCCAGACCTTGTTTGGTGGTCGCCGCCTTGCCAGGACTTGTCGGTCGCTGGCAAACGAGCAGGACTCGCAGGAGCGAGATCAGGAATGTTTTATGCCGCAGCAAAGCACGTTGGAATTTTGGCTTGACGAGGAACCCGATTCGCAATCATGGAGCAAGTCCCCGGCTTGCTCAGTTCGAATGGAGGCGAGGATTTTCGTGAAGCATTGCTCACGCTTCTCGACCTCGGGGCGACTGACATCGGGTGGCGAGTGTTGGACGCTCAGTGGTTCGGAGTTCCCCAAAGACGCAGAAGGATGTTCATTGTCTGCGATTTTGGAGGCGAACGTGCCGGAGAAATACTCGCTCTCGCAGAGGGCCTGCGAGGGGATTCTGCGCCGAGCAGAGAAAAGAGGCAAGAGCTTGCCGCCAACCCTTCGTCAGGCGTTAACTCAGGTTGCTGGTGGAACGGGGACAACGTAGCCCCGACGCTCCACGGGTCGCTGCACAACCAGAACCTACGCCCCTCGGCATTGTCGGCACCCAACACGATAGGCGCGGTTGTCACCTTTGCCCCACCCGCCGCCTACGTGGCAGAGGTTGCGAAAAGCTTGACCGCCAGCAACCAGCGGTTAGACCCAGCGGTAGAGACGTTCGTCGTCTGCACTACCGGAGAGAAGACCCACGCACTGACCAGCGAAGGTTCTGACGTTTCGGAGGACGGCACTGGGCGAGGGACTCCGGTGGTTGCCTACGGACTTGACGCTGAGATGAACGGCACCCGCGAGCTTCTCAACGGCATGAAGGCTCAGGGCACAGGGTCCATCCAGTGCGGAGCGGTTGCAGAGCCGATTGGATTCCCTTCCCGTGGCATCAACGACATCGGGGAGTGCGGTCTTCCGATGAGCCGAGGGAGCAATCCTCCAGCAGTGGCGTTCACTGCCAGTTCTCAAGCCAACAGCTACGCCTGGGAGAGTCCGGTCTACCCGACGCTGAACGCTCAGGTGCCCAACGATACTAGCAACATTCAGTACGGGGTCCGTCAAGGCTGGCGGGTCCGACGACTCACCCCGCGGGAGTGCGAGCGCCTGATGGGTTGGCCCGATGACCACACCCGCTGGGGTCGCAAGGTTGACGGCAAGGTGTACGAACAAGCTGACGGGCCGCGTTACAAACAATGCGGCAACGAAGTGGTGGCGAACGTTTCCGAGTGGCTGGCGCGGAATCTGATGTCCTTTGAGATGAAGGTGGCGGCATGAAGCTCGAAAACCCGCCGGACGAGTTTTACATCCTGCTGCTGAAAACCTCGGATGCCTCGAGATGCGCGGTGACGGTCCATGACGCGGTGACGGACGGTCGGAAAACGGGTAGAGCAATCGGTCCAGATAAACGCCTGCAGGGATTGAATGGCTGTTAAAACTCGTTAGGCGACCTAATGACTCCTAATCCGTCAGCATTCTCCACACCTGTTATTGCCTTTTCGGAAGCAAGGACAGATAAGTCGGCTTGATTTTTGAACCTAACATGTGTGCGTTTTTCGGTTTTTGTGCTATGTTAGAGGGCGGAGGTCGTGTGCATCCGATCTCTGCGATTCCTCACTAAGCCCCTCCCGTGCCCATTCGGAGGGGTCTTTTTATTTGTCAGGTTTGGGTCTGAGCCGGATTGAGCGCATGAGGGCTGACGAGTCCGTTTGCGTCCGGTGGCCCAATGGTAACCCCGTCTCATTGCGATTCGGGAAAGCTCCGAAAGGCGTGCCCAGCTTGCGGGCCCGTTGAGTAGGAGCCTCGATTTCCACCCCGCAGGACAGGGCCGCGCACTGATCGTGGACTGCGGCCCCTGTCGGTTTCTGGTTCGGGGAGTTCGCCAAACACGCATTGTTCGACGCGATGCGAACGGAGCGAGAGACCTGTCTGGCTCGATCCGTGCCCCGAACCAGCTATGCAGATTTGCATAGTGCCGACCATATCGGTGACGCCACCGAAATGATGCAACCGTCCGAATTCCTCGGATAGTTGGGCATGTTCCCGGCGTCGAGAGCAAGACTTTGGAGGCTCTCAAAAGTGCGTGTCACATGTACGACGAGTTCGCCTACGAGGCCAAGACCCGACTTCTCGAGAAGTGAAAGACGACTACGAGATTCCGAACGAAGACGACGAGCCTCTTTCACATATGGCGTTTAGGGCATTCGCCCACGCGACCCGCCACATCTGGGACACCCCCGAGGAAGACGAAGCATGGGCATACCTCCAGGAATGATTGGGAAGGCGACTAGCTTCACGGTCACGCACTACTACCTCCACGAAGGTAGCAAGGTGTGGCTCCAGATGGAGCCGACTCGAAAGTATTGCGTGAAGAACGAGTCCCAACATGTCGGGCATAGAGTCTATGTTTCCGTACACAACACCTCGTACGGCGACGTAGAGGGGCAGGTCGATCCGGGGTGCGTATTCCACTCGATGAAGCCCCCTTTTACGATTGAGTGCAACCAGAGCTACTTTAAAACCATTGTTCGCGTGGAAGGTATCTCTGTAAAGGTTCTCAAAGAGAGCGGAATGGCTGGATTCCTTCCCAAGCCTCGGAACTTCGATCGCATCAGAGAGCTTGCCCGCAGGGCGCGTGAAGACGCGGCAAAGGGCAATGTCTACGATTTGAGCCGAACCAACGATGACGGCACCGAGGTGTGCATCTGCGAAGACGCGTTCCAAAAGTATATGGACTCGCAACCTAGGCACATACACGACGTGCATGCGATGACGGGTGAGGAATATGTCCAGAGCCTCATCGACCGATTTAAGAAGAACTACACGGGCGACATGGCAGAACTGGAGGCAAAAGCCGAAAGAGTCGGAAGAATGTTCTTACCGAACAGCTGACCATATCGGTGACGTCACCGAAAAGGTTTTCAACCTGTAAGCGTTCCTTACAAGTTCAACCGTCAAGTAATCCTTGACGGTTCAGTCGCCAGTGATGCCGTGAACAGTCCCCAGGAATCGGACGAGGTCAAACAGGCCCGGCGTGATTTCCTGTGGCTCATTCGTGTCTGCCACGGCTCCGATTCCGCGCGTGCCGAAAACGGCGACCAAGTTTTACCGACGCCATCGCCCGACACTTCGACCAAGGACAAGGCATGAAAAACACTCTCGGAATCGTCCTCCATGTCTCGGCGTCATCGTTCGGGGATGCGGCTCAGATCGACCGCTGGCACCGCGAGCGTGGGTTTTCGCGCATCGGCTACCACTGGGTCGTTCTGAACGGTTTGCGACGTCCTGGTTCCTACGATCCAGCCCTCGACGGTCAGATCGAGAATGGGCGCGAGGAGCACCAGATTGGAGCGCACTGCCTCGCGGACGGGGCGAACGGTTTCACGCTCGGCGTTTGCCTCATCGGCAATCCCGGCTGGACGGTAGATGGTCCGGAATATCTGACCCCCGGCAATTGGCTCAGCGGTCGCGTCGTCAACCGCGCCTATATGACGCGCAAGCAGCATTCGGCTTTGGTCGAATTGCTCGCGGGCATCTGCAAGCGGCGAGGGCTAGATCCGATGGGGACGTACCGGCATCCTCGCACCGGCAGACCTATCCATGTGATCTCTCAACACTCCGATTTCGACAGCGGCAAACCGCTGTGCGCGTCCATCAATCTCGGCATCCTCCGAAAGCAGGTTCGTGAGGCGATGAAATGAGGTTCGACCTAGTAGGCGGCGACTGCCTCGAAGCGTTGAAGGGCATCCCGTCCGAAACGGTTGACGCGGTTGTGACCGACCCGCCCTATGAACTTGGGTTTATGGGGAAGGCGTGGGACGCTAGCGGGATCGCCTATTCCGTCGAACTGTGGCGGGAATGCCTCCGCGTCCTGAAGCCCGGCGGCCACCTTCTCGCGTTTTCCGGGAGCCGGACCTATCACCGCATGGCGTCGGCCATCGAAGATGCGGAGTTTGAGATTCGCGACCAGATCATGTGGATCTACGGGTCAGGCTTCCCGAAGTCGTTGGACGTGTCGAAGGCCATCGACAAGGCGGCAGGCGCGGAACGCGAAGTAATCAGCCAGTGCAAGAGGACCGGAAAGGATGCTGGCACTTATGGCGCGATGATGGGGGACAACTTCATCCCCGCCCCCGCTACCGAGGCCGCTAAAGCCTGGGACGGCTGGGGTACGGCCCTTAAACCGGCCCACGAGCCTATCTGCGTGGCGCGGAAGCCGCTATGCGGGACCGTGGCCGCAAACGTGCTGGCGCATGGAGTGGGCGGCCTGAACATTGACGGGTGCCGGGTGGGTGAAGAGGTCCGTCACGCATCGTTCACGAGTTTCAAGGCCTGCCACGGGAATGGGCTAGGGAGGCCCGGCACGGCGGAAGCTAGGCGGGGGACGCAAGGCGACCCTAAGGAGTATGTTGGCCGTTGGCCCGCCAACGTCATCATGGACGAAGAAGCGGGAGAGGGCAAAGAATGGTCCCGGTTCTTCTACTGCCCCAAGGCTTCGCGCTCCGAAAGAGGGGAGTTCAACAACCACCCCACGGTCAAGCCGATTGACCTCATGCGCTATCTAGTCCGTCTCGTCTCGCCGGTCTGCTCGGTAGTCCTCGACCCGTTCATGGGAAGCGGAACGACGGGAGTCGCTTGCGCTCTTGAAAGCAGGGAGTTTATCGGCATAGAAAGGGAGCCTGAGTACCTCGCCATCGCCAACAAGAGGATTGCTGAAGCGTTTGACCAATACCGCTTGGAGGTCGCATGACAGAGAGCTTTCTCGTCGAGCTAGGCAAATCGGGACCGTGGGCGCTCGTCGCGGGAGTGCTCCTGTGGACGGTGATTAACGCGTGGAACAGCGACCGTCAAGCCTTGACGCAACTCCTGACAGACTTTAAATCCACGCTGGATGGGCTGAAAAACGCGGTTGACCATTTGACCGACCGATTGGAGCGGATCGAGAAACGATGACGTGGCTGCAGACTGCCGACGAGCTGATCAACGGCGACCGGGCAAAGGATTACGGCTCCGTCAGCGAGAACTTCCAGCGCATTGCCGATCTTTGGAGCGTCGTTCTAGGCGTCGGGGTCACACCGGAGCAAGTTGCGCTTTGCATGATCCAGCTCAAGGTTGCGCGGCTAGTCAACACACCGGAGCACAAGGATTCTTGGGTGGACATCGCGGGCTACGTCGGTTGCGCGGAGAAACTGGGGGGCTAAACCATGTCGATGCAGTGGACCCCCGAGGAGAAAGCGATCCTGATCGAGCGTTACTCGCGGGGCGACGATCCCGACGAGATCGCGCGGGACGTCGGGCGAACTGGCGCGGCGGTCAGATTAAAAGCCCAAACGATGGGCATCCGCTTCGGGTGCAACCGCCTGAAGGAGAAGGCGGCGGTCAGCCAGATTCCCTCTCGCTCGAGAGATTTAGACACCCTGCTGAGGGACAACGCGTCGGCGTTCCAGCGCAAACGGGCTAGCGCGGACGGCACGCGCTCGGTGCAGATCAGCCTGCCCCACAACGGGCCTTACGCCATTTTGTTCTTCGGCGATCCCCACGCGGGGGACGACGGATGCGACATCGAGAAGCTGTGCTACGACCTCGATCTAGTCAGGTCTGAGCCCCACGTCTATGGGGCGAACATGGGCGATCTTACCAAT